TCACTGCAATCGGCGGATATGCTATGAAAGTCGGCATGGATTTCGAGGCAGGAATGTCCAAAGTGGAATCCATATCAAGCGCATCCGCCCAGACCCTGATCAATGACGCTGGAGAAGTCGTCAACGGCCTTGATGGACTTACGGAAAAGGCTAAGGAGATGGGCGCGAAAACGAAGTTCTCCGCAACGGAATCTTCCGAAGCCCTTTCTTACATGGCCATGGCTGGATGGGATGCGCAGGAGATGTACGACGGCCTTGCCGGCGTCATGAACCTGGCGGCAGCTTCCGGTGAAGACCTCGGCAGAACATCTGATATCGTAACGGATGCACTCACCGCTTTTGGTCTGGAGGCTAAAGATTCCGGTCACTTTGCGGATGTCCTTGCACAGACCTCTGCATCAGCAAACACAAACGTCTCACTCATGGGTGAGACATTCAAATATGTTGCCCCTGTCGCGGGGGCGATGGGATTCAATATTGAGGACTGCTCACTTGCCATCGGCCTTATGGCTAACTCAGGCATCAAAGGTAGTCAGGCAGGTACAGCACTCCGAAATGTTTTTACACGGCTTGTAAAGCCGACCAAGCAGTCCCAAGAGGCCATTGAAAAACTTGGTCTTCAGATTCAGAACGAAGACGGTTCGATGAAGAGTCTCGATGACATCATTGGTCAGTTGAGGACGAGTTTCTCTGGATTGACCGATGCGCAGAAGGCAAGCTATGCATCCGCATTAGCTGGTCAGTATGGTATGTCCGGTCTCCTTGCGATCGTCAATGCAACGGATGAGGATGTAACTCAGCTGAAAGACAGCATCGGGAGCTGCGATGGAGCTGCAGAGCGCATGGCAGAGACGATGATCGACAACCTGCAAGGTGCAATCACGATTCTGAAGTCGTCCATAGAAGGCCTTGGAATCACATTCTATGAAGGCCTTGAAGAACCTGCTAAAGAAGTTGCGCAGAAGGTGATCGGCATTGTCAACGACATGAATGCGGAACTGTCCGAGAACGGTCTAAAAGGTCTTGGAACGGCATTCGGGCACGCACTTGCTGATATAGCGCGGATGGCGCTGGATTTCGCTCCGACCATCATCACTACAGCAACGGATACGATTCACGCCATGGCGGAGGCTATACTCGATAACAAAGAGTCGTTCGGAACAGCCGGTGCTGAGTTATGTACGGCTCTGATAGAAGGCCTCATCAGCGTGACAGCTGATATATGGACAGTTGCGGTAGAGCTCCTGGCACAGTTCCTCGCGGGACTTGACCAGAACATGCCTGACATCATAGCGAAGGGTGAAGAGATACTGAGCAACTTCGCACAGTCCCTGATAGAGAACGCACCGACAATTGGATCGTCAGCCGCATCCATAATCGGTCAGCTGGCGCAGGCTCTCATAGAGCATCTTCCTGACATCATAGACACCGGTCGGAAGATCATACAGGGCATCATCGACGGAATAAGCGAGGAGTACCCCGCATTCGGAGCATTCCTCGACGGCATATTCGGCGAGGTATCCAAGACAATCGGACCTCTTCTTGAGGGTGCATACGAAGCGGTTAAGAAGATCTTCGAAGCATTTGGCCAGATGGATCCTGAGACCGCAAGAAAGCTCGGAGCAGCCGTCGCAAAGGTCGTTGAAGCATTCGTAGCCTTTAAGGCGCTGAATACCATTACAGGCACGTTCTCGTCCATCACGAAGGGCATGAGCGGACTGGTCGGCAACACGATCTCGTTCGCGACAAAAGCGAACGAGGCATATCAGCTGTGGGCTGGAGGCGCAGGAACACTTACCGAAGTCCTTGCTCTCGAATTCCCGAAGATTGGAGCTATCGTAGCCAAGATCGGAGGGCTATTTGGACCAAATGGTCTTATAGCTTCTATAGGATCGGGAATAACAGGTGCAGCATCTGCGGCTGCTGCGGGGATTGCCTCTTTGGGAACTACCATCATGACTGGATTCGGAGCTGTGGTTGCAGCTATCGGGGTCGGACCTCTCGTTGCGATAGCCGCGGCTATTGCGGCGATTATTGCCGTCATCTGTAACTGGGATGCAGTAAAGACTTTCTTCACAGATACACTTCCGCACTGGTGGAACGAGACTGCTTGGCCAGCAATTACCGGGGCGTTCTCTGCAGCGGCCCAATGGCTGGCTGAACTACCAGGAAAGGTACTGAGTTTCTTTAACGATATCATAGTACAGCTTGGAACATGGATTGTTGGTGCTGGAGACTGGATTGCACAGAATGTACCAGTCATCATTGACTCGATTGTTTCATTTTTCGAAGAACTGCCATACAAGATAGGATATGCGATAGGATACGTCATAGGAACGCTGATAGATTGGAGCGCTGATGTTATTTCATGGATAACAGAGAATATACCTCGCATAATTGATTCCATCTGTGAGTTCTTTAGTGAGCTTCCGGGTAGAATCTGGGATTTTCTTGTTGAGACATGGGATAATTTTGTACAGTGGGGCAACGACATGCTCACCAGAGCAGGGGAATCTGCGTCTGAGATTATTCGATCGATAGGAGAGTTTTTCAGCGAACTCCCAGGCAATGTATGGAGCTTCCTAACAGAAACGTTTGATAAATTTAAACAGTGGGGATCCGACACAATAAATAGTGCTCGAGAGATCGCATCAGACGTCGTTGATACTATCGGTGATTTCTTCAAAGAACTCCCGGGCAATGTATGGAGCTTCCTCACAGAGACTTTCGATAAGCTTGTAGAGTGGGGATCGAATATGATTCGAGAAGCCTCGACCGCTGCTTGGGATATATCTTGCGCTATTGTAGATACTCTTGCCGAGCTGCCTTGGAAGATGGCAGATATTGGCTATAACATAGTCATGGGACTTTGGGATGGTATCAATGGCATGATCGGGTGGTTCCAAGATCAGATATGGGGATTCTTCAGTGGTATCGTGGATGGAGCTCAGGCGGCGCTTGGAATCTATTCTCCATCTAGGAAAATGAGACAGGAAGTCGGAAAATATATCCCTCCGGGGGTCACGCTTGGTATGGAAGATGCTATGCCGGATATGCTGGCAGACGTAGACAAACAGATGGAAGAACTGTCAGACCACATGACGGCAACGGTGTCTGCTCAGACTGCTGGCATCACGCTGAAGCAGGAGACGGCGGCTGGATATAATTCGCTCGCTCTGCCAAGAGCGACAGATCCGAAAGATGATGATGACGGAAATCAGCCGATTACTCTTTATCAGACAATCAACGTCGACGGAGAACCACTTTACAAAAAGGCAACTAAGACAACGATTGAAGAGCTTAATGCTCAGCAGCAGGCTGATGACTGGGCGAAAGGGAGGATCTAAGTCATGGTAACGAAATATGCTTTGTATAACGGTGACGGATCGTCACTAGACAGAGGCCTTTTCATGACAGCATTCCCTGTCTTCGATATGCCCGGTGAGGAGGTGTCACACGAAAAGATTCCCGGCCGCGAAGGTACTTTGACGGTCCATACCGGAACGTACCCGGACTGGAAGATCACGTTGGAGTTCGAATTCATTTGTGATAAGACGGAGAACTATGAGAAGACTTTGTCAAGTCTCATCAAATGGCTCAAAAAATCAGACCGGATCTCCTTCACGGATTCTTCTGAGCGTATCTACCGGGTCAAGAAGGTCGAGATATTGAACATTGTCCGCGACGAGGATGTAGTGGGTGATTTCACCTGCATATTTACGTTATGGCCTGGCATTTATCTTGTTGATGGATTCCAGGAGACGACATTTACGTCAAGGACCGTGGTCAATCATTATGATTACTGCAAGCCTGTTTACAAGATCGTCGGCGAGGGAGTATGTGAGCTGATGGTAAACGATTATGTCATGGAGGCGAATGTTGGCCAGAACATTACGATAGATACCGAGCTGATGATCGCCTACCGGACAGATGGAACGATGATGAACACAAGCGTCTCAGGAGACTACGAAGAGATGTGGCTGCGTGCTGGTGAGAACGATGTTGCGATCACCAGCGGATTTACGCTTACAGTCATACCGAGATGGAGGATAATGCAATGATACAGATATACGATGTAGGGAATCGCGCATATGAATGGAATGGTGATGCCAGTCTGATTCCCTCTGAATGTGTGCTTAACGCGGACCTTAACGGGTCGTGGACCTTGTCGATCAAACACCCTCTTGATGAGGACGGAAGGTGGAAACATATCGACAGGGAGGCTGTGATCGTTGCCGATACCTTCATGGGGGAAAGACAGCGTTTCCGGATCCGCGTATACAACAAGAGTGACAACGGGGTAACGGCTACTGCCGTCCCCATTTTTTTTGATTCTGCGAACGACTGCTTTCTCATGGATACAAGGGTTTTAGGATGTACCGGA